CAGACCATGAGTTTTCATCAGAAAGATGACCCGTCCTTATTTTAGCACCACTAGGAAAACGAAATTCCGCTGGATTACCTACTACTTTAACATCAAGATAACGCCACATATGCCTAGCATTATCAATCCAATCTCTTAGATCAGTATAGTTTCTTCTAATGACGAGCCCCCGATATAATGGATTTTCAATATAATGTGGTTCAACCATCCAAGCAGTCATAGCAGTAGATTTACCGCCCCCTCTTGCACCACCATAAAGAATTTCCTTCTCGGATCTGGTAAGTGCCTCTGTTTGTGGGCCCGGATGAGGCTCAAATACAATGTTTTGCATATGATACTATAGTAACACTTTTTCCAATACTAAGTAAGGCTAAAGTGGAGTTAAAAGTTTGTCAGTGTAAAATGAGTAGCTCACACGGAGTGTGAGCACCATGCCTCGGGGGGTGACCGACACCGATAAATTATAGCACAGATGTGAGATCCTCGGTAAAAGGGCACAGATCTGGCACGTTCTCGAGGAGAACCGAGGACAACCGCAGTCCACAATAGACAATCTGTCTGGATCTGGCTCTGGATCTGGCAAAAGTAGAGCACTAACTGTGGTGGTCTGGACTTACTTATCGACACGCTACCGGTCAATGATCGCCTACCTCTACCGAAGATCTCTGGTCGCTTGCTACGATCGTATATATAAATATGTTGCATTTGTTACATTTGTATCATTACCTTCTCACAGTTATTGACAATTAGATCATCGGTTTTGAGGGCTTACGGCTCTCGGATTTCACACGATAGCGACTCACGGTAATCAGCCCGGAAATCCAGAATCAATTACCCCAAGACCAGATGTAGCCAGATCAGTCGTTGACACGGCAAATAACTATACCAGATATGATCGGAACCCAAAATGTTAGCCCCGAGCAATACTCGAATTTGCAACCGGTTGACTAAGCAGATGACTATGTGATCTTAGATCGTCATCAAGACAGACCCAGATAACACCCAGATAATTCAGAAACTATAGTTCAAGTAAGGAATTCAGATTGATCGAATTTGATCCGCAAGGATCATCTTATTTATCTTTCTTTCTTTACCGCTATGCGGTGGAGCGGACATGGTTCCGGTGTACTTGATTTTAGTCCCGGTAACTAAATCCCACCGCAAAATTTTAATAACAAAAGAAAAGGATAATACAATGAAACGTATAATAAAAGAGCTCAGTGCTTTTGCAGATCAAACAGAAAAAGGACACGATGTATCGATAGCAGTTTTTTATGATAGTGAATATAAAGAATATCAAGTCGAATCATGGAATCCAAGAACATGGAATGAAAAACCAAGGGGTAATATCTACTACACTGATTGCAAAGAAGATGCACTTGAAACCGCCAATTTTATACTAAAGCGCGGTATCTAACATAAAGTCCCAGATCATACGGTCTGGGCAAGATTTAAATAACAATCAAAAGAAAGGATAATACAATGCAATTAAAGAACAAAACCGCATATGGTTATAAGCTCAAAAAAATGAATGATAACACGTATCAATTGAGACGTAGAGTTATCAATATTATTTATGAGCTAAATAACTTCTTAAAAGCTAAAAAATGTGAGAGACTTCCAAGGATTGAAGTAAGGATCATAGAGGAGCATAAATGTGATCGTAGAATTGGTGGCTATGCCTACATCGGTAAAAACATCATCCACATTCCAGAGCGATCAGTTCATTTAAGTTATCAAACACTACTTCGTATTGTAATACATGAAGTGTTGCACGGTCTCGGATTTGAGCATGATAATAACTGTCATATTATGCATCCCGGATGGTCGGAGTTAGTTAAAAATAATCTCCAGACTGAGAAGTTGTTTGCTACGTTTTTAACGTACATCAACAAATAAAAAAGTCCCCAGATCATATGGTCTGGGGCAAGATTTTAACAATCAAAAGAAAGGATAATACAATGAAACAAAAAATAAACCTTAAATGGTATATAAATAGATTGGAATATGTAGCTCGTACACACAAAGCATTGAATAATGATGAAAATTTTAAATCGGTTATGAAAGATTTAAAAATATTGAATAATTATAATGTATTTAGGAGCAAATAACACCCTAGCCCGGAGGTTAAACCGGGCAAGACTTTAACAATAAAAAGAAAGGATAATACAATGGATAAATGTTGCAGAAAACAAGCACAAGAGGTGTCACAAGAAGACTTACTCGAGTATGCTGATAGTTATGGGTATGATCTAAAGTGCACTAAGTGTAAGCGAGTGTGGGATATACCAATTACGATCGAACTAGATCTTGTCTATGCTGATGAGGTTAACGTATCTGAAGATATAGAGAATCCAAGTGCAATCAAAGTTGGGGATATCTTATTCACAAAACATGAAAACCTTGCACACATTGGTGAGAAAACAGTAACAGTTCACGAAGTGGATCACGTAGATAAAGGCGATGGCAATTACCCACTGATCACCTATAAAGGTAAAGACGGTAGGCTTGAGACAAGAACTCACAAGTTCTTTCATCACTGTATCTCATTTTAAACCTAAACCAAGCCCCAGATCGTATGGTCTGGGCAAGATTTTAACAATCAAAAGAAAGGATAATACAATGAAGTTCTTAGAACAATTAGATAATTATGAACTGATTAATATCATATTGGATGAAAGGATCGAGGCTGGCAATGTAACACTTTGTATGGGTCGTTGTCCCTATGATCTTGGAAAAGATCAAGAGCAATGTTCCAAATATGAAGATGCCGGGGATTATTGTTGGCATACTTTAATCCGCAACAACGGTAAGGGTTATTGTGAGATCAGCAGTTCTAAATAACCAAGTCCCCGGATCTATTCCGGGGCAAGATTTACTTAACTAAAAGAAAGGATAATACAATGGAACAAAAAACAGTAAAGCTAAATATCGAATACCCGATGTATGTCAGAGTCTGGGAGAGTGGTCATGTTAGATTACCCGGAGAAAAACCGGTCTTTGGCGAGATCACGAAACTTGGCTTTAGGAAATACCTAGATATCAAAGTTGATTCTGTTGATAAAAACGGCAAAGGTAAAATCACTTTAATTAAGGCGGTAGATCCGATCAGTATGACAAAAGACACTCTGGTCACACCAATGATTGAGCACCGTTACAAAACTCAATTGAACTTGATTAAAGCGTGGATCAAAAGCGATAAAAAGCTACAAGCCGAAATAAAAAAACAGATCTGAAAATAATACAGTCTGCACCTAGCCCGGGGGTTAAACCGGGCAAAGCTTTAACAACAAAAAGAAAGGATAATAACATGATATATACAGTAGAAACACCGGGCATAGATGGTTTATGTGGAGTATTCACAAGCAAAGAATCACTACTAAATGCTCTCAAATTATGGTACAAAAACCATGAAAGTAATTTTGCTGATTATAAAGTAACTAAAAAACAATATAAAAAGATTTGTCGAAAGGTTTTAAACCTATGTGATTATGGTTATACATCGACCTATCTTGATAATGAAGATGGAGAAAATGTTGGAGAAATTGTTATTGAACAATGGGCTCCAAATAGTTCACGTTACTTAACCTAATAACCAAGTCCCCAGATTTAATTCTGGGGCAAGACTTTTAACAATAAAAAGAAAGGATAATAAAATGAAAGCATCAAGAAAACTAGCACAGACATTTGTCAGAAAAGGGACAAAGAGAAGGATCGTCATTACAAATGATGGACGTACGGTAGCTTGGGTACATATTGAATACACAAATGATGGTCAATTTCTGATCTATGACAAAAGTTCTATACCTACTACAAAAGGTAATCGTCAAGATGGTGAGTGGAGTAATCTGAGAAATAGTCAAATCCAGATCTACAAGCCAAAAGCTGACTAACCAAGTCCGGGGAGCAATCCCCGGCAAGACTTTATTAACAAAAGAAAGGATAACAACATGAAACCAGATCTAACGCTATTGCTAGTGGATGGCAGTAATATCTCATTACTGTACCCAAAAACTCAGCAGTCACAAGATTGGATAGAAAAAAACCTTGGTGTCGATTACCAAGTGTTTGCAAAAGGTATAGTAGTAGAGCATCGATATATAGATCCGATACTACAAGGATTGCGAGAGTCTGATCTTAGTTATTTAATCCAGAGGTCATAGACCCATAAGTCCCCGGCACTATACCGTATTATCCTTGCCGGGGCAAAACTTTAATAACAAAAAGAAAGGATAATAAAATGAAACTAAACCAGAAACAAGAAAAAGAGCTAAAAAAGCACGGCTATAAACCAAATATTTGCCATCTACATTTGTATGCTGATGACTTTCAAAAAAGTCACATTTGGGATGCAGTAGTTGAAACGACTGTTGGTGGTGATGGAATTGATTTTAGCCATATAACTATTGCCATTTGTGGGGCAAAAGTAGTTTGGGCAAGTGGTGAATAATATGAATCCATTTATGAGAGAGGTTCTTGAGAGCGTAGATCTTAATCCAGATAAATTTACTGATGAGCAAGTAGGGGTAATTCTATTACCACACTATGCACCAGAAAATTATCATCAAGATGGTGAGATTAGCCCAAGAAGAGCAAAGGAACTACACAACGATAGATTGTGTGCCGTTGGTATCAATGGTTCAGATCGAGCAAATGCATTAAGGTTATGTAGTTAACAAAAGTCCCCAGATCGTAAGGTCTGGGGCAAGACTTTAATTAACAAAAAGAAAGGATAATAACATGAACGTACATGAAAAAATAGACAAAATAGCTGAATGGATAGCTTATGAATCCGATGATTCAATGGGTGAAATTTCAGTTCTACTGTACAATCTATACAGAAAAGATAAATCTGGTTTGTCTGGAGACATTGACAAAGACTATAAAGATGTCTTAGATCATCTAGCAGAAAGGAATGCAAAATGAATAAAACAGAAATAATACCTTACGGTGATGATATGATTACCATAGAGGATAAAGATGGCAAATGGGTTTTAAAAAAGCCAGAGATCACTAGTATTAAACCAAACTACAAACGTAGTGACTTAATTAAAATTCTTGAAAGGGATTTTGATGAGTGGTCAAAAGATGAGGATTGGTGGAGTGGCAGAGTTGGATGGGATGTAAATGTATATCACATATACCCCGGTGAATCTGCCATTGATTACGATGGTCATATATACAGTATTACTGTTTATGGCTTAGAATTCTACGATGGTCACGTACAATGTGATGACAGTAATGAATTAGATCATCTAGAGTTGTATCTCTAAAAAGGGTAGTTACGGCTAAAACCACCATTCGTTAATCAGCGTGGTCTACCCTTTTTCAAGTCCCCCCTTTATAGGGGGGCAAGACTTTAATTAACAAAAAGAAAGGATAATAACATGGGAATGAAAAAGTACGAAGTACAAGTAGCAGAGACTAGGGTTCAAATATACATCGTTAAAGCCCAGAGCGAAACAAGTGCATATAATAAAGTCCATAGCCAACATATTGATGCTGAATTAAGAAAAGATGAATGTGTTGAATGGTATATTAACGAAGTCGAGGAGGTTAAGTAATGGAAAAACTAAATGGGCAAGAGCTTACCAAACTTGATCTAGAAATTATTAGAGAAGATTGCTCTAAATATCTTGATCAAAATAATGGCTTAGATCCAGACCCAGAAGGAAGTGATGCTTATAATTGGGTAGAATGCATAATTGGTGGTGGTAGTTGGGTAGTAGATTGCCATATGCACAGTAATAAAATAAATGACCCAGATGATGAAGATACAATTGTAATCAGAATCTTCGATACCTACATAGATGATGATGAAGATCATAGAGTAACTGATACCGGATCTGATTGTGTAGCTATTTACTTGTAGCAAAAGTCCCCGGATCTATTCCGGGGCAAGACTTTTAATAACAAAAAGAAAGGATAGTAAAATGGTAATAAAAACCGAAGAAAACATAGTGCCCTTTATGAGCAAAGTGATAGTAACTGATCAAGACATAGATGATATTTTATGCACGGCCTTTGAAGGTGGCATCAATTATTGGTGTCAATACTATAACTGTCATGCACCGATTGACATAGATGGGAAAGAAATACCCATGAAAGTTGATCATAATTATGAATATCTATCTCGTGGTGGATCTTTGTCTATTGTGGTAAGAGATGATCATATTCCAGATCCAAATAGAAAAGACAATGATCTAATATCTAAGGTAAGAGTTCTTAATAAGAACACATTCATAAAAGGTATGGAATTGTATATCTCT